AAATAAGCCAACATACTGGGCTAATGTCTCTTCTCTTATTTATTAACTGAAGAGTTGTTCAGAAAAAAGCTTATTAAAAATTTTTTCTTTCTAATTGTTTGATATACCACATATTGATTTTAATAATCCAGATGAAATGGCTTACTGTGTAAACTTTAATAAAGATGCATACCCAGGTTATTATACTTCATCAATATTTAATGGTAATAAAAAAGGGTCAACTGTTCACACTTCACTTATATTATCAAAAAAACTTTATAAATTAGTTAGATCGACTTCAATATTTAATAATAGTATATGGACTGTTCTAGCTCGTGAGAAAGAAGTTAAAATTGGTTTTGAAAAAGACAAAGAAGTATCGACTAGATATGTTTCTACTACTGAAGAACATATTATAACATTAACTTCTTGGGTTATGAACAAAATTATGTTTGGGTTTAGAATGTCAGATAATTCTAAATTTCATTGTAATGGTGAATTTGATGGTGTAAAATTATTAAATTTAAACACTAAAATGAGTAATTATGATTGGATAGTTGATGCTGATTGGACATTATTTGATTCATCAATTGATAAACCTTATCTTGAGGCAGCTTGTTTAATTCTATTTTCAAATTCAATTAAAAACAAATATGATTTAAGATTATTTTATTATATAATGTGTTCTATTATATATAAAAATATTGCTATACCACCAGGTATAGTATGTAGAATATCAAGAGGAAATCCTTCGGGTCATCCTTGTGTTACTATAATTAATAATATTGTTAATCTTCTAAGATGGGCTGAAATTGGTCAAAAAATATATGGTGACAATTTTATTGAGTTTATGCATCCTGAAGTGTACGGTGATGATGCGATAATATTATTTAAAGATAATAAGAATTTAAATAATATTGATGATATAATTAAGGACTTAAAATTTAATTCAGATAGTATCAAAAATAGACTATTTCCATGTGATTTATATAATCATGATAATGGTGATATTCCAGATTTCCTTAAGAGGACTTTTACTCTTAGTGGAATTTCTTGGAACCCAAGTAAGATCATATCAAAGCTATATTTTCAGTCTAAAAATAGAAATGATAGTGAGTTACTTCAAGTTATTTTTGATTATTTAATGACTGGACCATGTGATAATAATCTTAATGAATATTTATATCAAATTGCTTTATTCATAAAGCATAATAATAATGATAATAGTAATATTGATGAAAATTTTAATAAGATACATC